CAGACAAAGAATGCACGATTAATTTCACGTAAGGGGTGTAGTCAAGAAAGGAAGTGATTTTTAATGGAAGATGGAGAAAGTAAGAAGTATTTAGAGAAAAATAAAAGGATAAAGGCAGAGGAAAAGAGACTTAACGGTATATTTGCAAAGATAGAACCTGAAACTAAAAAAACTGTACAATCTCTCATTAAGAATGCTGCTTTTATGGCTATAAGTCTTGAAGATCTACAGGAAATAATAAACCAAAAGGGTTACACTGAAGAATATCAGAATGGAGCTACTCAAAAAGGTATTAAAAAATGTAGTGAAGTTGAAATATATAACACCATGATAAAAAATCATAGTGCAGTCATGAAGCAATTGATTGATTTACTTCCTAAAGGTGACAATTCTCCAGGAGATAAAAATGATGATGATGATTTTGATGAGTTTGTGGCAAGCAAATGAGTAAAGCAGTAAGAAAAATAATTTATGACTTGGCTTATAATCCTGTAGAAGAATACTGGGAAAAAATAAAATATAAGCCACTATTTCAAAAAGTAGAAAATTTAAAGAAAGAAATATTCATCATCAAAAAAGAACTTGACGAAGTTAAACTTAAGGCTAAAGAAAATGAATTAGCAGAACTTACAAAAGAACTTAATGAGATAAAGGCTACTACTGGTGCAATTAATACAAGTTATAAAGTTTATAAAGTATATAAAGAACTAATAAGAATAATTAATGATCCTACAAGTGAGTGGGAATATGATAATCATAAAGCAAATCATGCTATTGAATTTGTAGAAAACTATTGTAAACACTCTAAAGGCAAGATGGGCGGTAAGCCATTTATATTAGAGTTATGGCAAAAGGCTTTAGTAGCTGCAACATTTGGTATAGTTCATAAGATAACTGGACTCAGAAAGCATAAAGAAGTTTTACTTGTAGTTGCTAGAAAGAACGGTAAGTCAACACTAGCTGCCGCTATAGGATTATATATGCAGGTTGCGGATGGTGAACCAGGAGCCGAGATTTATGCATGTGCTACCAAGAAAGATCAAGCAAAAATAATATGGTTAGAATCAAAGAGAATGGTTAATAAGTCGAAAACTCTCAAGAAAAGAATTAAAACTTTAGTTGGGGAGTTGACAGCAGATTTTAACGATTCTTTTTTTAGGCCTTTAGGGCGTGATAGTGATAGTTTAGATGGTTTAAATGTACATTGTGCATTATTGGATGAAATACATGCATGGCAGGACAAGAACCTATATGACGTTATTGTAGATGGTACAACAGCAAGAGAAGAACCATTGATATTTATAACAACAACAGCTGGAACAGTAAGAGAATGTGTATATGACATTAAATATGATGAAGCTGAAAGAGTTATAAATGGCTATGATGATGAAAATGGATATAAAGACGAGTCATTCTTGCCTATAGTGTATGAATTAGATAATAGAAATGAGTGGATGGATGAAGATTGCTTTATAAAAGCTAATCCAGGTTTAGGAACTATTAAAAAGATAGATCAATTAATTACTAAAGTAAATAAGGCTAAAGCTAATCCATTATTAGTTAAAAATCTATTATGCAAAGATTTTAATATAAGAGAAACAAGCGCTGAAGCATGGTTGACTTTTGAACAGGCTAATAATACTGCTATTTATACTCTAGAGGAACTAAAGCCACGTTATGGTATAGGTGGTGCGGATTTGTCTAGTACTACTGACTTAACATGTGCAACTATTATATTCAAAGTTCCAGGAAAAGAAGAAATATTTGCTATGCAAATGTACTTTTTGCCTGAAGATCTACTTGAAAAAAGAGTACAAGAAGACAAAATCCCATATGACTTATGGAGAGATATGGGATTATTAAGAACTACACCAGGAAACAAGGTACATTATAAGTATGTTACCGAGTGGTTTTTAGAGATTCAAAATACTTATGATATTTATATATACTCGGGTGGATATGATGCGTGGAGTGCTGCTTATTGGGTAGAAGAAATGCATAATACATTTGGCAAAGATACATGGCAACAAGTTATTCAAGGAAAGAAAACTTTAAGCGGACCTATGAAAAATCTAGGCGCTGATTTAGAGAATAACATAATTAATTATAATAATAATCCAATTCTTAAATGGTGTTTAACTAATACTGCAATAGACATTGATAAGAATGATAATATACAGCCTATAAAGACAAGCAATCCACGTAGGCGTATTGACGGACTAGCTTCATTGTTAGATGCTTATGTACAACTAGAGCGAATGTATGAAGCTTATATGTCAGTTATTTAACTCTACAGGCTAGAGAGGGGGTGAAATTAAAGTGGGATTCATTAAAAATTTATTTAATAGAAGTGTAACTCAAGCAAGGTTTGAAATGATTGAAGATAAGGGCAATGGCTTTTATATGTGGAATGGCAATATATATAAATCTGATATTGTTAGAGCCTGTATAAGACCAAAAGTTAAGGCTGTAGGTAAACTTATACCTCAACATATTAGAAACAATTCTCAACAAGGCTTTTCAGTTAATCCTGAGCCTTATATAAGATTTCTGTATGAAGAACCTAACCCTTTAATGACTGGGTCTGTATTTAGAGAAAAGATGGCAACTCAATTAGCACTAAATAATAATGCTTTTGCTCTATTGGTAAGAGACGACAACGGTTATCCTTTAGAAATGTACAATATTCCATGCGCAGGAGTAGAAGCCTTATACACCTCTACAGGCGATTTATTCCTAAGATTTACTAATCGTAATGGAGTTATTGTTACATATCCTTACACTGATATTATTCATTTAAGACAGGATATTAATGAAAATGATATTTTTGGAGAAAGCCCAAGGGAATCATTATTACCTTTGATGAATATTGTTACGACAACAGATCAAGGAATAGTTAAGGCTATTAAAAATAGTGGTGTAATTAGATGGCTATTAAAATATCTTGGAAATGTTAGACCTGAGGACATAAAAAAACAAACAGATTTATTCACAGAAACATTCTTGAATATTGAAAATACAGGTGGAGCAGCTGGAATTGATAATAAAGTAGATGCACAGCAAATAGAACCTAAAGATTATGTTCCCAATGCGTCAGTTATTGACAGAACCACACAGAGAATATACAGCTTTTTTAATACTAACGAAAAGATAGTACAAAGCAAATACAGCGAAGATGAATGGAACGCATATTATGAGAGTGAGATTGAGCCTATAGCGTTACAATGGAGTGCTGAAGATACGAGAAAGCTATTTAATAGGCGTGAAAGAGGTTTTGGAAATCAAATTATTTATGCTGCTAATAATCTTCAATATGCTAGTATGGCTACTAAATTGAACTTATTACAAATGGTAGATAGAGGCGCATTAACGCCTAATGAATGGAGAGAAGTTCTTAATTTACCGCCTGTAGAAGGTGGAGATAAAGTTATAAGACGGTTAGATACTGCTGTAGTAAATGAAATTGAAGAAAAGCTATATAACAAAATCCTTGATAAGCTGAAAGGGGGTGAATGATGAATGAAGAAAGTAAGTGTAAAAGGAGCAATTATTCAAAGTGGTGACCAATGGATTTATGATTGGTTTGGTATGGATGCAACAAGTCCTAAATCAGTTAATGAAGCTATTTTTGAAGCTAATGGTGATGATCTAGAGGTTGAAATTAATTCTGGTGGTGGTGATGTATTTGCAGGAAGTGAAATTTATACAACTCTAAAATCCTATAGCGGAAATGTAACTACCAAAATTGTAGGATTGGCAGCAAGTGCGGCAAGTGTAATTGCTATGGCAGGTAATAATATTTTAATGTCACCTACTGGACAAATGATGATACATAATGTATCTACGCGAAGTAGTGGCGATTATAGAGACATGCAACATGCTTCAGATGTATTAAAAAATGCCAACACTACTATTGCAAATGCCTATAGACTTAAAACAGGAATGAGCGAAGCTGATTTATTAAATATGATGAATCAAGAAACTTGGTTAACACCTCAGCAGGCACTAGAAAATAAGTTCATTGATGAAATAATGTTTAATAATGGACAAGTTAATCTAGTGGCAAGTATACAATCAAATTTATTGCCTTTAGAGGTAATAGAAAAAATGAGAAATTCAAAAATGCAAAGTAATCCATTATCTAATAAAGATATGGATTTTTTTAATGCTCAAAAAGCAAAAGCAAAATTAAATTTATTAAAACTTGGAGGAATGTAAAATGAATAAAGAAAAATATTTAGCACAAAGAAATGAATTAATGGCAATGGCTGAAAGTTTAATCAATGAAGGGAAAATTGAAGAAGCTAATGCAAAAATGGAAGAGATCAATAAGCTTGATGAACAATTCGAAAATGAGGTAAAAGCAGCAGCTAATCTTAATGCCCTAAAGGATAACACAAAGATAACTAATGTTTATGCAGGTGGCGTTAAAACTAATGAACCAATGAAAGTAATTGACTCTATAGGCAATACAGAGGATGAAAACTTTACTAACAGCACAGATTATAGAAAGGCATTTATGAATTATGTTGTAAATAAAGAACCAATGCCATCACAATTTAAAAATGCAAATGCAAGCACTAAAACTGGTGATATAGGAGTTCTTATTCCTGAAACTGTTTTATCGAAAATAGTTGAAAAAATGGAATCAACAGGAATGATCCTTCCTTTAATTACTAGAACAAACATTAAAGGTGGAGTTAAAGTACCAGTATCAAGCTTGAAGCCAGTTGCTACATGGGTATCTGAAGGTGCTACAAGCGATAAGCAAAAGAAGACTGTAGATTATATTGATTTTGGCTACTTCAAATTAAGATGTGCAGTTTCTAACTCTTTAGAAGTTGACACAATGGCACTTCCAATATTTGAACAAACATTAATTAACAATGTTGTTGAAGCTATGACTAAAGCTATAGAGCAATCTATAATTAGTGGTTCTGGAACTAACCAACCTAAAGGAATCTTAACTGAAACTGTAGTTACTGGACAAAATATTGATGTTGCTAAAGCAGATAAACCTAAATTAGATCATTTAGAGAGCGCTGAAGCAGCATTGCCTTTAGCTTATGATAGTGATGCAGTTTGGTTAATGACTAAGAAGACATTTATGGCTTATTCATCAATTAAGGATTCAAATGGTCAACCTGTAGCAAGAACTAACTATGGTATTAACGGAAAGCCTGAAAGAATATTACTAGGCAGAACAGTAGTATTAAATGACTATATGGATAGTTATGTTGATGCTCCAACAGCAGATATAAAGGTTATAGCATTATTTAGCATGAAGGATTATGTATTAAATACTAATCTTAATATGACTATTAAGAATTATGAAGATAATGAAACTGATGATCTAGTGACAAAAGCAATTATGCTTGTTGATGGTAAAGTTATTGATAAAAATTCACTTGTTACTATTACTAAAAAGTCTGTTTAGAAAGGCTGGTGATCCAATTATCTCGCTTGACCTATGCGTTAATAGGTCTTTTATTATGCCTTTAGAGAGGTGATTAAATGTTAGAAAAAATAAAACAAGCTCTTAGAATAAAAATATCATCTTTAGATGATGAAATAACAGACTTAATTGAAGCATGTAAAATTGATTTAAGCCTTGCTGGAATTAAAAAAATAACTGAAGAAGATCCATTGATTCAACAAGCTATTAAAATTTATTGCAAAGCTAATTTCGGATTAGATAATAAAGATTCAGAGAAATATCAAAGGTCTTATGATTCTCTAAAGGTATCACTTGCATTATGTGGTGATTACAATACAGAGGTGACTACTAATGTGGAATAACGAATTGACATTGATAGGAGAAGGAACTATTGAATATGACGATATAGGAAATCCAATACCTGGTCCACCTATAGAAACCACTGTATTTTGTGAAGTTAATTCCATAAGTCGAGGTGAATTCTATAGTGCTTCAATGGCTGGTTTAAAACCTTCAATCATCTTTACAATTCATCCTTACGAATACAGTAAAGAAACTTATATAGAATTTAGTGAAGATGATACGCCAAAGGAAAAATATAGAGTTATAAAAACATATAAGAAAAATTCTGAAGAATTAGAGTTAACATGTGAGAAGGTGGCAGGTAATGTCTAATATAAATTTAGCAAATGAAATAGCAAAAGCCTTATCAGAATATACAGATGAAGTCACTAAAGGCATTGAAAAAGAAAAAATAACAAATGCAAAAAAGGCGGTTGAAATGTTGAAGGCTGCAAGCCCAAAATCAGAGTCTAAAACATCTGGGCAATATGCTAATAGTTGGACTACAAGCAAAATTGATGGTAAGCAAGTCATTTATAATAAAGAACATTATCAATTGACGCATTTACTTGAATATGGTCATGCTAACAGAGATGGTGGAAGGACTCCAGGTAAAGCACATATTAGACCTGTAGAAGAATTTATAAGTGACAGATTTGTAGAAGGAGTAAAGAAGGTGATAGGTAAATGACATTAAATGATATATATACAATTCTAAAGGCTACTGGCTATCCAGTGGCTTATTCGCATTTCAAGTCAAGCGATAAGACTCCTTTACCTACGCCACCTTATATATGCTATTTGTCTGCTTATTCATCTAATTTTATGGCAGATGACATTGTCTATAAAGATATAGATAACTTACAAATTGAACTCTATACAGTTTTAAAAGATCCTGTAGCTGAGAAAAAAATAACAGATTTATTAAAAACAAATGGAATTGCTTATCAATCAACTGAAGATTGGATTGAATCTGAGCAATTATTCCAGAAAATATATGAAGTGAGGTTGATATAAAATGAGTGAAAATAAAGTGACCTATGGTCTTAAAAATGCACACTATTCAAAAGTAACAATTAATACTGACGGTAGTATTGCTTATGAAACACCAAAACCAATGCCAGGAAGTACAGAATTAACATTAGATCCTCGTGGTGATATGACAGAGTTTTACGCTGATGATATGCTTTATTATTCAGCAGATAACAATCAGGGGTATGATGGAAAACTAACACTTGCCAATATTCCTGAAGATTTTGAAATTAATATACTTGGTCAAATAAAAGATGAGGATGATGGCGTTATAACTGAAAATGCAAATGCAAAAGGTAGTTATTTTGCTCTTATGTTTGAATTTGATGGAGACGTTAAAAAAATTAGACATGTCTTATATTACTGTAAGGCATCTAGACCAAGTGCAGGTTCAAGCAGCAAAACAGATAAAGTAGATCCTAACACAATAGAATTAGATTTTGTAAGTAGCGCTAGTCCTGATACTTTAAATGTAAAAACCAAAACTACAACTACTACTCCAGATAGTGTTTATAACAATTGGTATGATGCGGTTTATAAAAAGGTTACTGAGCCTTTAACTGTAACAGTATCGCCTGTAGATGCAGCGACAGGAGTTGCAATTAATTCAAACATTGTTTGGACATTTGGAAAAGCAATAAATCCATCTGATGTTACAAGCAATAATTTCTTAGTTATAGCTTCAGTAGCAGGTGCGGAAATTGCAGGAGCTTTGAGCTTAGATGAAACTAAAAAGATTGTTACATTTAATCCTACAAGTGATTTATCTCTTAATACTGCTTATTTGGCTACAGCACTTAAAACAATTAGAGGTGCTGATGGTAGTGTTATGGTTGCAAATAGTATCGTAAACTTTACAACAGTAACATCTTAGGAGGTATTTAGATGGAAAAAACTATTGAAATAGATGGTAAACAAGTTAAATTTAAATCTACAGCTGCAACACCTTTAAGATATAAAGCACAGTTTGGAAAAGATTATTTTAGTGAAATACTCAAGATGGAAGAACTAGCTAAATTAAAAAAATCAAAAGATGCGTCTAAAGCTTTATCACTGATAGACTTTGATACATTTTATAATTTGATTTGGATATTGGCTAAAACAGCAGATAGCACAATCCCAGAGCCTTTAGAGTGGTTAGATACTTTTGGAGAATTTCCACTAATGGAGATAATGCCTCAAATACAAGAACTAACAATCACATGTATACAAGGTAAAAAAAAATAGAAAATGAAGATGCAGGGAATGGTGAAGTCATAACGACAGAACTGTTCCTTTCTTTATGCAAAAAATCAAAGTTAACACTAGAGGATATGGAAGTCATGACAATAGGTATGTGCTTAGATTACATGGAAGAATATGTTGACTTAAATAACCCTAAGAAACAAAAGGTTAGAAAAGCAACTCAAAGTGATTATGATAATTTTTAGCCTTTAGAAAGGAGGACATATGGCAGATAGAATTAAGGGTATAACAATTGAACTTGATGGAGAAACTACAGGTCTTAAAAAGGCTTTAAGCAGTGTTACACAGGAAAGTATATCTATTCAAAAAGAATTAACAGATGTTAATAGGCTTTTAAAATTTGATCCGGGTAATACAGCAGCGCTTGCGCAAAAACAAGAATTATTGTCTAAGCAAATAGAAAATACTAGTCAAAAGTTAAAAGCTTTAAAAGATGCACAAAGTCAAGTAGATGCACAATTCTCTAAAGGCGAAATAGGTGAGCAACAATATAGGGCTTTTCAAAGAGAAATAGAGTTTACTGAAGCTTCATTAAATAAGTTCAAAACCTCGTATAAGGACGCTATGAATCCACCTACAAGTGGTGATTTAGCAAAGCCTGTAAAAGACTTAGAGCAAGAAGTTGAGAAGTCTAAAGGCGTATTTGACAACATGGGTGAATACATCAAAAGAGGAATTGGACTTGCTATTGGTGGAGATATTTGGGACAAGGCTAAAGAAGGTTTTGGCGAACTTGTAACCTTTGGTGGAGATTGGCAAAAGTCTTTAAACGGTCTACAGGCTCAAACTGGTGCAACATCAGATGAAATGGCACAGTTTAACGAACAAATTGAAGCTGTTTATAATAATAACTTTGGTTCTAGTGTTGAAGATGTAGCAGAAAGTTTTTCTGAAGTAAGGCAATATATGCAGGGCACTGGTGAAGATTTACAAGGAGTTACGCAAAACGCAATAGCCTTTAGAGATACATTTGGAGTAGAAGTCCCTGAAAGTATGAGAAGTGTACAGGCATTAATGAAACAATTCGGACTTACATCTGAAGAAGCATTTAATTTGTTAGCTCAAGGTCAACAACAAGGATTAAACTTTAGTGATGAACTATTTGACTCAATAAATGAATATGGTGTGCAATTTGATAAATTAGGCTTAAGTGCTACAGATATGTTTAACATATTTAAAAGTGGCGCTGATGCAGGAGCGTTCAATCTAGATAAGGTTGGTGATGCAGTAAAAGAACTATCTATAAGAGTTATTGATGGTTCTACAACTACACAACAAGGATTTCAAGCATTAGGCCTTAACGCTGATGAAATGGCACAAAAGTTTGGTGCTGGTGGAGATAGTGCAAAGCAAGCCTTTTATCAAGTTATTCAAGGTCTAAAGGATATGGATGATCCTGTAGCGCAAAGTACTGCCGGAGTAGATCTTTTTGGAACACAGTGGGAAGACTTAGGACCTCAGGTTGTAACTAGCTTAGGAAGTGTACAAGGTGCTTTTGACCAAACTAAAAATTCTATGGAACAGATTAATCAGGTTAAATATAATACGCCTGTAGAGGCTATGCAAGGATTAGGAAGAGAAATTAAAACTAGTGTATTACTTCCAGTGTCTCAAGAATTAATGCCAAGTCTTAATGATGCAGCAAAGCAATTAAGCGAAACTTTTTCAAATTCTGATTTACAAGGTGCAATAGAGAGTTTATCGCAAGGGCTGGGAGATTTAATAAAAGCTATAGCTGATACAGTAACAAATATACTACCAGATTTATTAAGCGGTTTAGGTTGGATAATGGATAATTCAAGTATAATTGCTGCTGGAATAATTGGGATAGGTACAGCTATGGAAGTTTTTAAAGTAGCATCTTTAGTGGAAGGATTAGTAACAGCATTCAAAGATGCACAATTAGCCACAGAAGGATTAACATTGGCTCAATGGCTTTTGAATGCCGCAATGGATGCGAACCCTATAGGCATAATAATAGCTGTAATAGCTGGTGTAGTGGCTGCTATAGTATATCTATGGAACACAAATGAGGCATTTAGGGATGCTGTAATTGGAGCATGGAACACTATTTCCGATACTGCCAGCCAAGTATGGAATGGAATAGTTGCATTTTTTACTGAAACAATTCCAAATGCTTTTTCTAGTTTAGGAGAATTTTTTACTAGCACAGTTCCACAAATGTTTAGTGACTTATGGACAACTATAACAACAGCTTTTACAGATGGTTGGAATGGAGTTGTAACATTCTTTACTGAAAGTGTTCCTAATTGGTTGGAATCTATGGGAACATGGTTTGCTAGTTTACCTAATGCCATTGCTTATGGATTAGGTGAAGCTATAGGAAGTGTTGTTAAGTGGGGAACAGATACCTATAGTTATTTAACTACCAATGTTCCAATATGGATAAATTCTATAGGCCAATGGTTTAGTGCGCTTCCTGGTAATATTATGACTTGGTTAACTAATGTAATTACTAATATGCAGGCTTGGGGTAGCAATATGTTAACAGAGGCAACTACTGCTGCTACAAATACCTATAATGCAATTATAAATTGGTTTACTCAGCTACCCGGTGGTATTGAAACATGGTTAAGTAATTGTGTGACTAATATGACTACATGGGGCACTAATATGCTTTCAGAAGCCACAACAGGAATGACAAATGTATTTAATGGAATAGTTGATACATTTGCAAATTTGCCAAGTAGAATGGCTGAAATAGGTGGAAACATAGTTGATGGTTTAAGACAAGGAATCTTAGATAAATGGGAGGGCATGAAATCTTGGGTACATGGATTAACAAGTAGTTTCGTAAGTGGTTTTACTGATAAAGACGGTTTAGATATTCATTCACCTTCTAGAGTTCTTAGAAAAATCGGTAATTTTGCAGGTCAAGGGTTTGAGTTAGGTATTGGCGATACTATAGGCAGTATATCTAGACAAGCAAATGCACTAGCAAATGCAGCAATACCTAATATTAATAATGGAAATTTTGATATGGGTGTTAATTATTCGCCTATAGGTGGAAATAATGTTGGTTCTACAGGCAGTAATTTAGATGCAATCTTAGCAAAAATGGATAGATTAACTGATGCAATAACAAATATGAAAATATTAATGGATAGTAGGGAAGTTGGTAAATTAGTAAGTCCAACAGTAAGCAATCAACTTGCATTTAATAATAATAGAAGGGGATGGTAAGGGTGCTTTCATATGTATTTTATAATAATCAAAAAAGTTTAGATCTAGACTTAATAATTGAAAAGACACCTGATATTCCTCCTTCTAACATTGATTATGATGTAGTTCCAATTGATGGGGGGGAACCACTTACAAAAAACAAAGGATTTAAAGGTATAACTTTTAAAATAGACTTTGTATATTTTGCTGAAAGAGAAGAATATCTAATGAAAAAGTCTAGAATAGATAATTGGCTACTTAATTCTATAGGCAATTATTTAACTTATAGCTTAGATGAATTCACAGCCTATAAAGTAAAACAAATACAGATTGATAATACAACCACTACAAGTAGGATATTAAGGCATTTTAGCGTTACTTTCACATGTACAGGACTAAAATATATGACTAGTGGATTAAGGCCTATAGAGCTTATTAGCAGTGCTGTATTAAATAACTTTGGTAGTTATGAATCTAAGCCTTTAGTAAAGATATATGGAAGTGGTAATGTTTCTGTTTCTATAGGCGGTAAGAGTTTCACTGTTAATAATGTTAGTAGTTATGTAGTTGTAGATAGTGAAATAAAAGAGTGTTATAAAGACAACACTAATAAAGGAAGAGATATGGTAGGGGATTATCCAATATTGCCTATAGGCCCTATTAATATAAACTGGACAGGCAATGTTACTAAATTAGAAATTACTCCTAGATGGAGGTGTTATTAATGAGTCTGATTAGATTGTTTAGACCTACAGAAACAGACTTTACGCATAATGAATGGGTATTAAATGAGGTTATATCTTGTAAGCCTGTAGAGGCTATCAATGACGATTATATAACCGAGTTAGAATATCCTTTAGAAGATAGTAAAAGTTTATCTAGTAATTTGGTTGTAGGTGGCATAGTTTCAATTCCTACATTAGATAGTAGACCAGATCAATTATTTAGGATTATAGACAAAGATACATCTTTAACCACTGTAACAGTACAAATGCAAGCTAAGTTATTAGCTGACCTAAAGGAAAATAGAGTTAGGGCAATGACATTAACTGGTTTAACTAGAAAACAAGCTATACAGGCTATTTTAAATGCTGCTTTGGATCCACACAATTATACTGTAGGCAATTTAGACACAAATACAAATACTAATGTAATTCTAAATGTTCAAGAAGGAAGTGTCTTAAATGCCCTTATAGGCGCTGAGAATAGCGTGTTAAGTGAATATGGTGGAGAATTTATCATTAACAATAATCAAATTGATATTGTTGATTCTAGAGGTTCAGATAATGGCGTTGTTATTGAATATGGAAAGAATTTATCTTCCATTAGTGAAAAAATAAGTAACACTGATTTAGCAACAGTTTTAATTCCTAAAAGTGGAGATTATAGACTTCCAGAGTATAGCATTGAAAGTCCTTTAGTTGGAGCATATGAAAAAAGATACTTTAAAGAAGTTGATTTGAATTTAGATATTTGGGATGGAACTAATACTAAACAAGACAAGCAAGTAACAATAGAAGAAGCCTACGCATTAATGAGGCAAGCCTGTAGCAAGATGTTTACAGTTGATAAAGTAGACCAGCTAGTGTTTAACTATACGGTTGATTTTGTGCAATTAAGTCAAACTGAAGAATATAAAAATTATGCAATACTTGAAACTGTTAATTTAGGAGATACAGTTACAGTAAGGCATAAAGTGCTTAATTTAGATCTACAGGGCAGAGTTAATAAGATTGCCTATAGAGTTGATAGTGAAGGTAATAAAACTATTGATACGGTTGAAATTGGATTTAGTAGAAAAGAAATAACTGACATTATAAAAGATACTGTTAAGCAAATTAAATTTGCTAAAGATGAAATAAGTCTAGAGGTTAAAAATACAGATAGAAAGCTTAGTGCAAGACTAGATATACAGGAAGAAAAAATTGACGCAGTAGTTGAACAGGATGGTACTGGCTTTGGTTGGGAACTTAGTAAAAGTGCCTTTAAGGTGGCATGTGTAGGTGCAAGTAATGCTTACGTAATAATAGATGCAAATGGTCTAGAGGTTCATGATGGCAAGTTTAGACTTTATAAAGATTCTAATTTAGTATTTTATGTTAATACTAATGGGCGTTGTACTGCCGATGGTGGCTTTGTAGTAGATGATGGTGACGCAACTTATAAACTAGATAGAAATGGTCTAACTATGACAAATGAAAATGGTTATACAAGTAAAATTTATGTTGCTGACGATAGGACAACACTTATTGCAGATGATGATTTTGAGGTAACTAATACTTTAAATGTTGTTGATACTGCTAGATTTAGAGCTTATTCTCGATTCTATGCAAATGTAGATATAGATGGAGATTTAGACGTAAGTGGAAGTATAAGCATGAATGGACAAAGTTTACATTCTTATATAAGAGATATAGTGTCAGATATGACAAGTAGCAGTTAGGAGGGAAGATAAATGGCAATACAAGATTTAACAGCAAGTTTAGACCTTAAACAAAATTTGAATATATATGCAACGTGTAAGCAGTTTGATAATTTAAATTTAATCTTAAGTATTTTTGATAATAGTCTACAGGCAGATTTAACTAATTATGATGTAAGGCTTAGAGCAATGAAAGCTGATAATGTTCCACTTATACAACAACATATAGGTATAGATATTGATGGCAATGTAGTTAATATTCAAGCTGATGAACAATTAACAACTACCGCAGGTAATACGCCTGTAGAGTTACAATTTATAGATAAGTCTACAGGTGAGAAGAAAGCCACATTCAACTTAGTATTAGTTGTTGTTGCAAGTGCAATTGCTATAGAGGCAAGTATAAGCAAAGCAACTTATACATTATTAGAGGAATTAGAGAAGAAATTAGATCAGCTAAGTGACTTTTTTGAACATATAGGTGAAGCTATTGAAGCTAACACTAATTTAGAAACTACTATTAGCAATAGTGAGACTGCTAAAAATAATTTAGATGGTAGCATTTCTGCTGGAAATACATTAAAAGTCAACTTAGACAATACCTTTTCTATAGGTAATACTCTAAAAACTAATTTAGAAAATGATATATCTACAGGTAATACTCTAAAAGATGATTTAGAAGGAACCATATCTACAGGAGATAGTCTTTTAAATTCATTGGAGACTTTTGAACAGGAACACGCAGACGTTACGGACATATCTAATAAACTGGCTGATATCAACGCTGGTTTGTCAAATATTATCCATAATAATAAAAGTTTAGATGTAGGAGTAAGTTTAGGCGGAAGAAACCCAAGTGTAATTGATAATATTGGAGTTGCTAATTTAAAAACTTATGGAATAACAAGCTTTAGACTAGAAGTCTTATGGAGTAAAGTTGAAACTGTTAGTGGTGCATATGATTTTTCATATTACGATAGTACAATAATGGAATTAATAAACAATGGGATAAGACCTATTATAACATTAGGAAGAGATAATTCTATTTATAGCACAGGAAGTCATATAGTAACAGATACTGCTCGAGCAGCATTTATAAATTATGTAAAAGCAACAGTTAATAAATATAAAAATTATAATGTTTCTTGGGAAGTATGGAACGAACCAAATTTGGAGTATTTTTGGAATGACCAAGCTAATGCATCAAATTATTATTACCTACTAATTAAAGATACTTACAACGCAATTAAAGCTATAAATAGTAATCATAAGGTATATGGATGTTGTTTAGCGGAGTCATACAGACCAGAAAACGGATATCAATATAGAGTTTCAGACTTTTTTATAAATTTTTGTGTTTTAGGTGGACTAAATTATATGGATGCTCTTTCAATTCATCCTTATAGTGTACAAGAACCTGAAATGTTAGGGATTATTTATAATACTTACAAAGGTTTAATAGGGACTTTTAATAATAAGGATATGGAAATAGCCATAACGGAATTTGGATACCCAATACCATCAAACTGGGATAATTTAAGTATGCCTCCGTTACCTTCATTATCAGACACACAAAGAGGACAATATTTTTTGAGAAGTTTTATGGCAAATTTAATAAATGGAATTTCTACACAAAGCATACATGAATTATATTCACCTCAGAGTAATAATACAGATAGTGAGTATTGGTTTAGCTTGTTTAATGCAGATTATAGTCCTACTACATCTGCAACTATGATTAAAAACTTTTTATCAAGTTTAGGAAATGGAAGTGAACTTTTATTTCACGAACAACCTCGCTCAGCTGATTATTTTGTATATTTTAAGAAAGCAGATAATAGCGTCATATGTGTATATTGGACAAGAAATGACGAGCATACAATAACGAATAGAGGGATAAACTTTGATTTAACTCAAACCCCACAAATTGTTGCAATAGATTCGTCTTTAATAGATTTAGATAGTGTGATAAAAGAATATAATAAAAAGACTATAAATGATAATGGTGATGTACTTTATTCATATAATAATGCTTTAGTAAAAACACCTGATGGTGGAGGAGTTTTTGGAAGCACTAAGTATAATTATGCAGGAATTAATTCTACTGCGTTTGGTAATATGAATCTTGCCTATTCTTCTAATGTTTATGGAATTAAGACTTATACAAATGGAAGTAACATAATCACTTTAGGCTCAGTTAGTGGGTTAGCAGTCGGAAACAACGTAATTATAAAGCATGATTGGAATGCAATTGTATATGCTGAAATTACAGCTATTGATACCACTTATTTAACTGTTACATTAAATAAGCCAGTATATACTGGTGCTAAATATTTATTATATAGACCTAGTAATTTTAACCCAAATGCAGCATTTGCTGAAGGTGCAAATAATTTATCAACTGGTTACGCTTCATGTGCAAGTGGCGTTAATACCTTTGCTGGAGAAGAAGGTGCACATTCAGAAGGAAGCGGAAGTAAAGCTACAAATTTATGGTCACATGCACAAAATAAATCTACGCAAGCAACAGAGCGTGCTTCTACAGCTATGGGTGATTCTACAACTGCTAATAATTATGCATGTATGGTAATGGGTAAATATAACAAACCATTATTAACGGGGGGCGCTTCAAACAATCAGATCGGTGACGCTTTTGTTATTGGTAACGGGACAAGTAGTAGTGCATTATCAAATGGATTTAGAGTTAATTATGGTGGCGGTGTTTATGGTACACAAGCGTATAATGCCACTGGTGCCGATTATGCTGAATTTTTCGAATGGTCTGATGAAAATATAAATAAAGAAGATAGATGTGGTTATTTCGTAACAACAGATGGTGACAAAATTAAAATAGCCACAACAGGAGATTATATACTTGGCGTTGTATCAGCTAATCCATGTATAATTGGAAATAGTGACGAGGACTGGCTCGGAAAATATGCACATGACGATTTCGGCCGTTTTATATATGAAGATGTTGAAGAGGAAATTGAGCAAATTAATGAAGAAACAAGAGAAGTAACATTAGTTAAAACAGGGAAGATAATCAAAAATGGTAGATTAAAATTAAGTGCTAATTATGACCAAACAAAAGAATATATCCAAAGAGCTAATCGTCCTGAATGGGACACAGTAGGTATGTTGGGAGTATTAGCGGTTAGAGATGATGGAACTTGTCAGGTTAATGGATAT